CGTGATAGAGAAAAAATTGGTGATGGTGAAAGTGAAAAAAGCAATGCGGATGGACGTGTTTGAAGTTCGCACTATAAAGGAAATATAAATGACAATTACGAAAATTAAAAAATCAGAAGCAGCATTAGAATATTATTTAAATAAATACAGAGAAGAAAACAATGAGTTTTTAGAAAAATGTGTTAATGGAGTTCCAATTATTGAAATAAAATATAAGTTAAATTTATTAATAAATAAAGACGATAGAAATCGAGACAAGATTTCTGAAGAGTGTGGTTTTTCATTGAAAAATTATTTGAGATTTCCAAAACCAAATGTAAAATTAAATAATCAACATTTTTTATTACTTTCAAGAGAAAGATGGCAAATTCTTAAAAAAGTTCTAGGAATTATTGGTGGACATGAACTGGATAATTATTTTATTAATGATTATATTGTAAATACTCCAGAAGTATTAATTAAATTTATGGATGGAGATTTAAAGAAATTAACAACAACTCAAAGGTGGCATTTGAGAAAACAAGGTTATGATATTCCTAAATTTAAAAGAAATGGTGAATTAGAGAGTGATTAAAAACTATGGTTGAATATACAAGAAAGCGTCTTGATTTTAGCATAGAGTCTAGGATAGTAACCTCTATGATTATTTCTGATGAATTTATTCAGAATATTATACCAATGCTACGAATTGAGTTTTTCACAAATTCTCATTCTAGAATTATAGTTCAATGGGCTATTGAATTTTACACTACATATCAAAAAGCAATGCATAATGAAATTACAACCATATATGAAACAAATAGGCGCGCTGGACAAATAAGAGAAGATGCTGATTTGTTGGCTGAATTTTTGAAACGTTTAAGTCAAAATTATCAAGATAACTATGAAGTTGGCGAAAGTTTTAACCTTAGTTATCATCTAGATCAAGCAGAATTATATTTCAAAGAACGTTCTTTGATTTTATTATCAGAAAATATAAATAATGCCTTAACTAGAGGACAAGTATTAGAAGCACACGAAGCAGTAGCCACATTCAGAGTACCAGACAGGGTTATGGAAATAGGTTCAGAACCATTTGATAATCCAGATTTGGTTAAGAAAGCGTTAGAGAAGAAGAATGGTTTTTTTAGAATGCCTGGAGCACTTGGCGAAATGATTGGAGACTCAAAAAGAAGTACGTTATCTGCGATTGCAGCGCCGATGGGATTCGGGAAGACAGGCTATATGCTTGACTTCGCTTTGCAAGCCTATTACAGCAGATTAAACGTAGCTTTCTTCTCTCTTGAAATGTCGGAAGATGAAGTAACAGAAAGAATGGCAAGAGCCATAACCGCATCACCTAGAAAGTCAGGCAAATATTTATTCCCGGTTTGGGATTGTCTGAACAACCAATTGGGAACTTGCAAAAAGAGAGGTTTTGAAAATCCTGCTATAGCGAGAAGCATCCAGAAAGGCAGAAACACTATAATTGAAAGAGATGATTTTCCAGTACATAATTATAGACTATGTACTCAATGTGATAAATTTAAAGTTACTGCATGGTGGGAAGAAATTGAAAAGAAAGGAATATCCACCAAAGAAGCAATTCAGAAATTCCAAGGTTTGAAAGAAACGTTTTCTTCCAGATTCAAATTGGTATCTTGGCCCATGTATTCAGCAGGATTGCAAGAAATAATTTCTTGTCTCAGAATATGGGAAAACATGGAAGGGTTCATACCAGATTTGATAGTGGTGGATTACGCAGATTTGCTTAAACCAGAATCTAACCAGAAAGAAGAAAGACATAATCTGGACAGAATTTGGAAAGGGTTAAAGGCTTTGTCCCAATCCACCAAAACTTTGGTGTTGACAGGAACACAGACTAGAAGAAGCACTCTGGAAAAAGGTGAGGTTGGGCAAGCTGACATGGCAGAGGATATCAGGAAATTGGCTCATGTGGATGCCATGTGGGGTCTGAGCCAGACGCCAGATGAGAAGAGATGGGGTCTTGCCAGGATAGGAATGTTGAAACAGAGGCATGATGAATTTGATGTGGTTTCACAATGTTACATTTTGCAACAGTTGAAATGTGGTCAGTTTTGCTTGGATTCTAGACTCAAAAAATAATTTCAAGAAAGTGAAGAAATTTCTTGACAAAGGATTTTGAGGGTCTATAATATAGGAAAATCAAGAATGAAGGAGGATAAATCATGGACGACCTTTTTGATTTCTTTTGTGAATTTGGGCTGCTTTTTATTGGGGGAGTTTTGTTTATAGCTCTTCTTCTCTTGCCATTCAGTTATTACTCAATTAAAAGCGAAATAGTCGAATTCAAATCAATTCAATCCACTTTGGAAAACGCTCGTGAAAATAAAAACGCTAGTCCTTATGAAATTGCTGCCATCCAACAAAAAGTAGTGGACGCCAATAAATGGTTGGCGAGTAACCAATATTGGAACGACACTATTTTTGGATGGTATATTCCTGATGAAGTTGACGATTTGAAACCAATAAGGTAAATCATGAACATTCTATGCAAAAGTTGTGGCGATCCTATTGACCATCTTTCTCTTTTGTTGAAAGGAGAAGAAGTTTTCGGCAATGGTTCCGCGACCAACGAAGGCGACTGCCTATCTTGCTACTTTATCAAGAATCCGGTAGGAAGCGAACCTGAATGGTGCAGGGATTTGGAAAGATGGGGTTGTCTGGATTTTATGAATTAAGGTCAATAATTATGAAAACCAAAGGCAAATATTTTTGGAAACAAGAATGGTATTCACTTTGTTCCATACACCGCGATGGAAAAGGTGGATGTCCAATGTGCGAAACTGGCAAATGGGTGAATGTTTGGATGCACAATGTTTCATCTTTCATATATGACAGATGGCCTAATTTGTGGAGATGGTGGGCAAATCTGTCTTGGAATAAAAAGAGAAGGATGAATTTTGGAAAGAAGGAGGATATATGACAATCACAGAATTAATAAATAAATTAACGGAAATAGAATGAAAATTCTATGCAAACCAGCACCAATAGTTAAAGAAAATTGTCCAAAGTCAAACTGTGGATATTTTGCTGGCTATGAGGTCAAAGATGATAAAACAAAATCTTCAATCTTAAAAGAAGTCCGTCTTTGTCCTCTTTGTGGGACCCAGTTAGAATTATCATAAAATTATTTTTGGCCAAATCCAACTTTTGACTTGCGCTACCTATTTTGAAATTCTATAATATAGGTAATAAAAGATTTTGGACACAGAGAGTTCCTATGACAACTGCCCGTTAAGCTATTACTCTCCGTCCATCTTTTTATGAAGGAGGAAAATATGAAGACTTGTGATTGCTGTAGAAAAGATTTTCCTGATAAAGAAATCTTTCATAAAGATGAGGATACTGAAAAGGATGAAAGTGGTATTTGTCATTCTTGTTGGTTAGATGATTGTGGAAGTGGTTTTGATTTAAATTTTGGTGATTCTTAATAAGTTTTAGACAAATGAAGGTTCCTAATAATATATAATGGATATAATATACCTTCCGCCTAATCAGTAAAAAGTTTTGAGGCAAAGGAAGTTCCTATCAAATTCATTGGCGAAATTACTTCCCGCCTCTAATAAAACAAAGGAGGACAAATTTACATGAAATCTACTTTGAAACTTTTTAGAGCAATTCCTATCCAAGAAAAGAAAGATGGTGTTCTTGACAAGAAGGTGTTATTAAGAACTATCAAAAGTGGATTTGTCCTCTCTTCTGAAATCTTTGCCAATTATTCTGGAAAAGAATTAGACAAACTTGTAACTCAAATCGAAAAAGAAATCAGCCTTTCTGCAAAACAAGCAAATAGTTCCTTCCATAAATCTTGGAAAAAAGTCAAAGAAGCAAGCATTGAACAATTGGTCTTGGAACAATTAGTTCATTATTTTACAACCTATGGTATGGAAAGGTTGGGATTGTATGATGAGAATTTCATCTATATTCCAACTGAAGAACTTAAAATTCCTAAAATCAATATTGATAAGATTCCTTTAATTGTCATTAAAGGATACACCAAAGAAGAATTGCAACAAAAATTAATGCAGTTATTAGGAACTGGAATTGCTCTTGGTGAAGATACCATCAAGGCTATTCTAGATGTTATAGTTTATGTTGGTTTTAATCCAGAAGATATTGATAATGTCAAGAACAAAGAAGTAAAAATTGCTTTATATGATTATCTGAATGTAGTCCCTGAAAATCCAGTTGAGTTTTTGAGATATGTGGTTTATCAAGCTACCAATAAAACTTTGTTAATTAAAGATGCTGCTACCATTGATGCTATCAAAACTAGGCAAAACCTTGATGTATCGGGTTTGTTTACAAGATATAATCAAAACTATAAACTTGAAAATTTAGCATCTATTTTCTATAGATTTAAACCTATCTTTTTGGCTTTCAGAACTAATAGGCAATTAAAAACCATCATTAATAAAATCAGAAAATTGGCAAACACTTATCACAAACCAATGCCAGAA